CTAGCCACACCAGCAACATAATTAGAATCCCACATACCAGCGAGCATAAGCCGAATCAAACTTAATTGGGTCTTGCCTGCCGCCATAGCGCCACCCCACACAATAATGTCATGGGTATTATCGTTAAGGTAGGTTTCTTGTTTAATGCTAAGAGGTGCTAGAACTTCAATCTCTGATAGTGTTTCTTGATCTAAGTGGAACGTGTATTCTCTTACTTTCTTTGCAGCAGCCATTGTTAGCCTCTTATTTTAGAAACAAAAAAGGGGAAAGGAGGTTTTTAATCTCCCCTCCCCCTGTGGGTTACATTTAAACAGTCAGAGTAATCAGAACAGTAGCGCCGTATTGCTCGTTGATAACGAGGGTGCTTTGCTCAGATTCAACTTCAACGTAACGGTCTTTAGGATCGCGGTGCGAAGTTGCAAAACGCTTGCTACCAACACCACCCAAACCAGACAGGGTAGAAGCTGGGCCGTAGATTGCAGTACCCAGACGAGTACGTGGAACCAGAACACCAGTGTTAGCAGCCAGAACAGTTACAGCAGCGCCAGTTTTGGTAACGAAAGAATCGTCATACAGAACTACGTCTACGTTGCCATAACGGAACATGGTGTAGCCATTTGCAACAGTACCCAGTTCGTTACGCAGTGGATTACCAGCAGCTTGCGAGAACTGCCATGCTTGCAGTACGTCAGGGCTAGCAATGATTGCAGCGAACAGCTCAGGGCTTGCAAACAGTACATAACCTTGGATACGACCACCAGTTTGCAGGCCGGCTTTAGACTTGGCTTGTGCAGCTTGAATAGAGGCCAAGGCAGTAGCAGAGGTGAAGGCTTGAGTAGGACGGGTAACACCAAACTCGGCAGCCATGCTGATAGTGCCGTAGTGGGCAGTAACAACAACACCGTTAAGGGTCATTTGTGCTTTCAAGTATTCCTCATGGGTATCATGCAGGTCAGCTTGACGCTCAAGTTCAGCAGCAACAGCACCAGCAACAATTTGTTCAGCCTCAGAACCGAAAGCACGAACACCAGCAAGTTTCTCACGGCCAATAGTTTTAACAATTGGGTAGTGTGGGATTGCCAAAGTATGCAGGTCATAACCGCTTTCTTCGGTGCTGTTTTTCTGTGCTACGTTGCGCAGGTGATCGTCCAGAATGTAAAGGCTGTTAGCTTGTACGTCAAAAGACACAGCGTCAGTACGAACTACGTCTGTACCGTACAGACCCATTGCACCGATCAGACCCGGCTTGAATGGGATACGTTCGATAGCTGCGGTTTGGTCAACTACTTGACCGTTGTTGATAAGAATTGCCATTGTGTATATTTCCTTTCTTAGATTAGTTTAAAATTACTTGTTAACTACGATAATGCCGACAGCAGCAAAAGCGGCGTCATGGGTAGCAGCGACATAACCAGTCAGAGCTTGTGCATTAACAGTGGAAGGGTTGCCACGGGTCATAAGACGAACCCAAGTACCTACAGGCCATTGGCCGGAACCGTTTACAGCGGTAGGTTCTACAGCAGTACCAACGATAGCGAAACCGTCACCGTTAGCGACAACTTGACCAGATACAGCAGCAACAGCAAGTTGCACTTGATCAAATGGTACGTTGTAATCACCGTTCATTTGAACGAGGAAGTCTTCTTTATTACCGATAGTTGCAATAACAGCCATTTTTATTTACCTTCATATTTTTTAGAGAGAATTTGATCTACAAGAGAGGCACTGTCGTCAGTGGTTTGTTCTTCTGTAGACTTATCAGGGGTTGTTTCTTGTTTAAACCAGTCTCCACCACTCATGGCTTCAATCTGGCGTTCTTTCGTTTCCAGCAGTTCAAAGACTTGGTTAAATCCGTCCACACCTTGCAGTTTCATAAAGACTGGGGCGAGTTCGTTAACTAGTTCTTCGTCATACAGAATGCCTTTCAACTTTGATTTAATCTCAGCTTCAAGAGCACCCTTGTTATCGTCTGCTTTATTCTTAGCACTGCCCATAAGGCGTTCTAATAGACTCGGTTTGTCACTCATTAGTAATACTTCCTAAATTGGTTTGCTTCTTGTCCAAATGCTTTATCAAAGTCACACCAGTTTTTCCGGTCACTGTGAATAACTACACTTGGTCTAGCAGTTGGTTTACGGTTTTTAAGACTCTCAAGCCTTTCAGTCAGTGCAGAAATAAGCGGGCCAGTTTCCGAGGCTTCGCCAATCTCCCACCGTTGAGGACTAAGAGCAATGTTATTAATGATACTTTCCAGCGCAAGAATAGAACCGTCTAAAACAGAGTTACCGGCTTGCTCATAAAACCAAACATAAATAGAATCCTCTAGATATGGTTCGTCCTCGATAAAGTCACCAGTGTTCAATCTCATTTGGTCTACAAAGTTGCTGGGGTCAAGATTCGTACTAGCCATTAACCCACCTTATCCCCTGCACGGTCTGACTGATCAGCCGTTACAGCGTTGTTTAGCTTCTTGGTATAGTCAGCACTAGGAGCGTGCCCAGCTTCCCGGAAGAACGCTTCAAGGTCTTCTGTGGCAGTAACACCACCAGATTGAACCAGACGTTGCCAACCCTTTGTAAACTCGTCCCAGTCAAGAGGCTGTAGAGGTTCCCATTCCAAACCGGGGATACGATCTAAGCTCAAGCCGTTAAGTTCAAACGCGATACGGATAGCCTTTTTAAACTCTTGGCTAATTACCCGCTGTACGTTCTCGATAAACAAAGTCATAAGATAAGTGCTGTTGTCCGAGAGAGCGAAAGAACCACCTCCTTCAGCGCCCATACTCAGAACCATAGTTTGCAGGCTCAACTGGATTTCTTGGTTGTAACGTGCAATAGCTTGACCAACGTTATAGTTTTGAGCATTACCACCACTGCCACCTACTGTCTTAACTTCATACAGGTAAATGCCATTAGCGTTAGTGTCAGAACCAGTTAGAATGTAACTACCTTTACCAGCGTGCAACATTTCTGCTTGTGTCAGCAAGTTGGCTACATAAATAGCTTCTTCACTGTTTGGTTCACTAAAGTATTTATTGATATGCTCGCTAGGTACTTTAATGTCCAGAACACCAGAAAGGTTTTTAGCTACGCCGATAGCTTCATACTCTTGCAGGATCTTTTTAGTTTTCCATGCTGTATATGCACCGTACAACAAACTTTTACCTAGTGGAAAGTCTGCGTCTGGTTCAATACGGAAGAAAAGAATCTTAGAACCGCTAATGTCTTTCTGTGCTACGTCTACGTTGTAAACTAAGCCGTCATTATCAGCAGGGTTAAGAAGCAACTTATCCAGCTTGCCCCCTTTCATTTGAAACTTTTCAACTGTGGTTAGGTGAATAGGGGAGATAGTTTTAAAAACGAATTGCCCAGCTACACGCTCACACACTACTTCATTAAGACTGCAACCATAGTCAAGCATTTGCAACCAGTTACTAACCATACGCTTCTTGTCGTAATCTTCCATTGTTTCCAGTGAAAGGTTAAGAGCGTCAATTAGTTTCTTTTCTTGCTGGTTACTCTTTGCATGATAAGGAATGGAGAACCCACCCTTACTAAGAAGTGCCTTAATAAAACTCATACTACCGGAGATAACACCGTCTAGTTTCATATCCCGATAAGTATAGAATGCTTGGTTAATCGAAAGATCATGTTTCCCAAGCTGTAATACTGTGTTTTCAATGTGTAGTGGCTTACTCTGTTGCGAGAGGTTAGCCGCCATTATTTTTCTTGCTCCTGTTTCGTTAAGTCAGTGGTTAGTTTTTTCAGCCAAGCGGCAAATACCATTTTGTAACAACCGCCATGTGCTGTGTATTGTTGTGTATATCGCCACAAGTATTCCAAGTCATTAGGGTGTGTATCTAGCATATAGCGTAAATACTTTCTAAGTTCCGGGCTTGGGGTTTGGGTACACTCCTTGTTACTGAAACAGTGCAAGGGAATGTCTTGTTTAGTCTGATAAGGACTCTTTGGTTTCATTGAATTGTTTCCTTAACTTTAATCAGCTTCCCAAGTTCACGCATAACGCTAACTTCAAGCTCTACGCCTTCACTACGGTCATACACTCGATTGTAAGAGCGGTTCTTAGCTTCTGTAGCGGGTTTGGTTGACCACTTGCGTAGAGTGTTCTTGTTAGCTTCTACCCAATCCTTGAGTACAACAGATTCAATTACTGCCCAAGTGTCACCATACTCAGCAGTCCAGATACGCCAGAAGTAATAGTCTGACTCGTTGGTGTAGAAACAACCGTTACGCTTTGCACCAGTGCGAGTATTAATAGTGGTTAGTTCCAACTGTACCGAAGTCCACCCTTTTGAAGTGCCCCGCAATTGGTCTTTAACAGAGCAACTTTTAATCGTTCCGTCTTTAGCAGTAATAAACAAATCAATGTCTTTGTATTGGTCTTGCTTTACGTTGGTTAGCTTACCGTTGAACTGGCTAGCACAGATTGCCTCAGCTTTGAAGCCTTCACCGTCAAATTTAATTGCTTGCATTTTTCACCCTCCAAGGGCATGATATGTAATAAGTGGGGAGTCTATCCCCTGTGGTTTTAAAAACGTTTAGACACGACAAAACCCCCAAGAAGGAGGTTATTTATTCCGCGTATTGCTACAGGTCTAAATAATGTATTGGCCTTTCAGCCCTAATTGAATTCGCGGCGTAGGCACCACACTAACCATGTCCTACACATAGACACCATACTGTGTCCCTCTCCACCACTTACACACAGTCACAAGACTGGTGCTCTTTCGTCTAGTGGCAGACTCATTTGTTCCAGAATCCACCACTCTACATTCTTACCTTCTTTCGCCAATGACTCTAGAAACTTGTCACTGTACTTACGTCTTACTTGGCGGAAGTTCTCGCCGGTTACACAATCAGTTCTCATAACACTTACTCAGTGCTGGAATGAAGTACCATTAAATCACACATACCTACCGTTTGTCAAGTAGTAGTGTAACTTTATTTTGAATAGTCAAACTCACCACGATAATTAGCACCTTTAGGAGCTAGTGCAATACCAACACTTTCATAGTATGCACGCTTACCTAACTTGCGTTCTTTCTGTTGCCTAAACATAAACACTTCTAGTTCATGCTGGCTTAACCACATATCCCGAGGAAACATTTTAATGTCTAGCGGCCCAACATGGTTATTAACAATTTCATTGAACTGTGCAGACAACATATTAATACCCCATGCTTTCAATGAGAGCTTCATAAGACTCAATGTTCTTTTTAGTCTCTTTCATTGGTACGGCTGGTTTAATGCAGGCAGCAACTTTAGCTTTCTGTTCTGCACTAGCTTCAACCTTTGGTTCTTCTTTGTGTAGCAATGCTTCCTTATGCAGACGATCAAGGTATGCAGCAATACGAGCGGGACTAGGTAGCGGTAGGTCAGCTTTGCCACTCAGGAACTCTACAGCTTCTAGGTTCCGTTCACACCGCTTGTTAATCCCTTCTGGTGCATAACCATTAACTACCAAAGCAAACAGCTCTTGCCGCACACTGTAGCCACCACCACGTTTCTCCCCAAGCTCAGGGTATGCCTCAAAGAAGCATGAGATTTGTGATTCAATGCTGTCATACAAAGACTGTGCAAGCGTCAACATAAGTTTAT